TGTCCAGATCTTCTGGATGGGCGCTTTGGTCCTGGTGCGACCTATGGCGATAGGGGTCAGTTAACAACCGTCCCCGATAAGATGTCCTCTAGCCCAACTTTAACCCGAGATGCCGTCTGGTTCATGTTTCCATGGACCGGTACAGCGTGGGCGAAAGCCTGCGCAAAGCTCTCGAAAGATCCGACTTTTGTCCGAGGAAATCGTTTCACAACGGTTCCAAAAGACTGTACTAAAGACCGCGGCATTGCCGTGGAGCCTAGTATCAACGTCTTCTATCAGCTTGCCTATGGCAGCCTGATGAAGAAACGCTTGAGTCGTGCAGGTCTTGACCTGCAGAATGCGCAAGATATTCACAAGCGGGTTGCTTGTGAGGCCTCTATCAAGGGCCATTTTGCGTCTATCGATCTATCTAACGCCAGCGATACCGTTAGCTTGAACCTGGTTAAGTTCTTGCTCCCATCCCGGTGGTTCGAAGCCTTATCAGCTTTGAGGTCACCATTTACCCAGATTGATAAGAAATGGGTTTGGCTGGAGAAATTCAGCTCGATGGGTAACGGTTACACTTTTGAACTTGAAACAGTCTTATTTCTTGCCATTTGCATGGCATGTATGGAAGGCTCCGACATCCAACCCATTCCTGGGGAAAATGTCTTTGTCTTCGGGGACGATATCCTCGTCCCAACTGCTTCTGTCGAAAGTGTTCTTTCCGCTTTGCGGTTTCTCGGTTTTGAGCCTAATGGACGTAAAACGTTCGTTACTGGTCCTTTCCGGGAGAGATGTGGTGGAGACTACTTTAATGGCGTGGACGTCCGTCCATACTTCTTAAAGGAATATCCTTGTGAGCCACAACAATACATCGCAATGGCTAACGGGCTTAGGGGATTGGCTGATAAAGTCAATCACCCTATTTGCCGCGATTCTTCTCTGCGTCGTGCTTGGTTTTGCATCTTGGATGCTCTACCGAGTCACATCCGCAGGCTCCGAGGTCCTAAAGATCTCGGGGACCTTGTCATCTATGACAAAGACGAATCCCGCTGGCAAACCCGATGGCGACACGGAATCCGATATCTTAGATGCTATAGGCCGGCTGCTTTTAGGGCAGTAAGCTGGAAGCATTTTGACTCAGATGTCGTGCTGGCAACCGCCTTGTATACCGCAGGCGACGCAACCTCTTCTCAGAGGTATGCGCCACTTGGGGGCCGAAGACCTTCCGATACCGGTGTAATTCCGAGAAACGGGGTCTTAGGGTACAAGGTTGGTTGGGTCCCCTCTTCGTGAGGGGAGTATGAGGCCTGATTAGCCTCGTACCTTTTGGTGCTTGACCATTAAGGCACCTGGAGGAGCGTTAAGCTCTATGAAAGGATTTGACTGCG